CTCGGTTACCGGGCTTTGAGATCAAGTCACAAACCGTTGTGAAAAAGAAACGCAAGCAAGTTGAGACAGGTGAAACATATGAAAGCCTTAGTTTCAGCGTGAAAGGAATTGATGATGAGTAAGGTTACAGTACTTGAACCAACCAATATGACGGAGGCTATGGAGTTTTCGACAGCAATGTCAAAGTCTCAGATGGTGCCCCAAGCATACCGCAACAAGCCAGAAGATATACTGGTTGCTATACAAATGGGCTACGAGGTGGGGCTGGCTCCCATGCAAGCCCTGCAAAACATAGCCGTGATATCCGGCAAGCCTACTGTCTGGGGTGATGCACTGCTGGCACTGTGTAAGAAGCACCCGGCATGGCGTGGCATGACCGAACAGATTGAGGGCGAGGTAGCCACTTGCACAATCAAACGTGCGTTGGAAAACGGCGAGACTGAAACCATCAGCTCAAAATTTTCACGGGATGATGCGCTAAAAGCAGGGCTGCTGAACAAAGCTGGGCCTTGGAAATCATACCCCAAACGGATGTTGGCACTACGGGCGAGGGGCTTTGCCCTGCGTGATGCGTTCCCGGACGCAATCAAAGGGATGATCACAACCGAAGAGGCAATGGATTATCCAAAGCAGCCCGAAGATCGCCATATGAAGACCGTACAAGGACAAGACACACCGTCTACGTCTGATACGGCACCGGCAATGCTAGAGGCCGTCAGTGACGATCCTACGGCGATTGATGACGTAGTGCCTAACCCGGTGTTGGTTCTGAAGCTGCCCGGCAATAAGGCCGAAGAGTTTCAAATGCCGGAGGCTTGGGCTACCAGATATGGGGAGCTGATGCTGGCAATGCGACAGTTTGAAGGGTTACCCCACGCTGAACGCCGGACCAAGCTCAAGGAGCTGGAGCATCTTAACCTTGAAACTATTGAGGGCTTGGATACAGAGCTGCGTGATGGACTGAAGCTGAAGCGTAACAAATATAACGCCCAGCTCGGCATTGAAGAAAAGGAGGCGGCTGATGGATAAGGCTGGCCTTACAAAACGGCAGAAAGAAATCTATGACTTTCTCCGAGTGTATCACAAATCGAATGGCATTTACCCAAGTGTGCGGGAAATCTGTCAGGGCAGGGTTGAGGGCCAGCAGCTAATGAAGGAGAGGCGGGGCACCAGTTGTGTACATGAGGTTTTACACGCCTTGCAAAACAGAGGCTGGATCAAGATCGAACCCGGACAAGCCAGAGCGATTACTATCCTTTAGCCTTTTCACCAACCATCCCGTAAGCGATAGCAAATGCTTGCTTGCGGGGTTTCCCTTCCTTCATCAGGGTCATTGCCTTGGCGGCAACCTTACGGTCAAACTCTTTTTTCTTCGTTGTCTTTGCCATTAGCTTTTCTTCTTTCTAAATAAATCACCGTCGGCTTTCTTAACGGTGGCCTTGCCTTTTGCGTGAGCTTTGAGCCTGGCTACTGCCCAGCCATGTGCCGACATCCCGGCTTTACTGCCTGATGAATAGTACGCCCCAAGCCCACGTTTATAAATCTTGTTGGCTCGTTCAGCCCCAAACATCTTCTGATATTTTTCTGGTGCAGCCATTACGTTTTGCTCCTCTGTTTACTGATTCGATCCATCATTGCCGGTGTTAACATGCCAGCCTTGTAGAGCCGCCGGGTGTTCTTGATTTCACGGCGGGTTGCATCAGGGTTTTTACTGCCCCGGACATACTCTTTTGGCAGACCGCTCTTCTTGTCTTTGGGAACAGGCTTGAATTTTCTTTTCATGTTGGCACCTCAATCAAAGCTAGACGATCCGATATCCGCTTGGCCCGGTTGGGTGTCTGCCTCGCCCACCGGCTGTCCAAAATCTCTTCGGCCAGGTCGCCCCAGTTGTGATCGTTGGCGTAGGCAATAGACTTCTTGAATTTATTCAGCGTCGGCCGGCCGAGCTGAAAGCACATATTGGCTAGGCAAAGCTGGGCCTCTTCCGGGAACGCATCGAAGTTATCGAAGATGATGCGGCAATCATCAATCGTGACAGAGATATCTGTCTCAAACATTTCGTCGATGCGCTCGTCGCTGATTGAATCTCCCACTTCCATAGGCCACTCCGGGTCATCAGCGGTAATCAGGTGCCCGATCCCCACAGTCCTCTTGTCCATACTGCAAAGGTACACGGCATTGCGACGGCCCTCGTCAGCGGCAATTTCTTCACGCAGTTTATCGATGTTCATTTTTTCATACCTTTCAATGACCGCAGCCCAAAACTCGCCGCTATGCTGGCGTAAACGGCATACTGAAACCACTCTGGAGTATTGGACAAAGCAGCAAACCCATCTTCAACATACCCTTGGGTGAATGGAATGAAGCACATAGCAATTATAGCTATAAAGAGAATAGTCCATGCCTCGTCTTTCCAGCTATTATCACTAGCTTGAGCCATGATCTTTTCCCAGCCAGCTTCATGCGTAGCAGCCACCTTCATAACCTCGGCTTCTGCTTCTGCCTTTGCTTGAGCAACCTTGCCCTTGGCTTTGGTTTGCTCAACTTTAGACTGCATCCATGACGAAGCAAGGCCAGCAATAGGTCCAATCAATGCTTGTATCATCAGCACTTCTCCTTTCCGGCACAGTCTGCATCAAAGCAGTGCGCTCGTAGTTGATACCACTCGTTTTCGTAAGTTGCTTGCCACATCTCATCATCGATCAGATACAAACACTGACTCTCAGTCATCGGCTGGTTGAGAGCGATCTGGTTGCCAATGTACTCCCACTGAACACCAGTGTTCCCCCACATTGAAATAACGAGGATGTAAAAAGTTTCTTTCATTCGACAATCCGCACAATGTAGCTTGAGCCGTCTGCGTTCTTCGATATCTCAACCGTCTTGTTTTCACAAGCATATCTAACAGAAGTTGATTTCTTATAGAGATTACGTTCAATGGTACGCTTTGCCTTTAAACATTTTGCAATCTGCTCAAAGGCTGTATGTTCTGCAACATCCCCACTCATGTACAAAATCAATGTGATCGTTTCAATTACCACGTTGCGCGTTCCTTATCTTCTCAATTTGTGCTTCAATATTTGTCAATCTCTTTTCATAAAAATCCAAGGTTAACTTCTGTTGCTGGTCATGCGGTAGTTTGCCTTGGTCTGCTTGCTCTTGTAATTTAGCAAGTTGCTCAGACAAATGTTCTATCAGCATAAACTGCTCACTATCAGCCGGAAGCGCACCCATCTCGCCCCTCGGCCATTTGGTCCTGAACTGACTGTTTTGATCAAGATCTGCTTTCATTAAAATGATTTTGTTGTCAATAGAATTAAGTCTTTCGATCACTCCAAAATAGGCCCAAGTTCCGAGCGTGGCGGCAGCGACCAGTGCAATCAAGTTACGAATTGGCATTGCCAACTCAGTGTTCTCACTTAGCTTGGTTGCCATCATCTACCCAAATAAAAATCCGCAAAAGAACGAAAAAAGCCATAGAGGTGGTAAAAGGTAAAACATCACTCAACACCCATTATACGAGACAAGCCAAACACCTCCATGAGCATAAACGTGAAAAACAAAAGCAAAACACCGCCAGCAATTAGCTTGCCTGAAAAGTTAGTTGAGCCAATCTTAATAGCTACAAACTCATTGCCCAATATTCGCAACACCAGTTCAAAACTATTTTCACCTAATGTTACAGATATTGGCTTTTTCTTTTCATCAGTCATGCCTATTCCTTCTTGTGTTCATGGCCCATCCAGATGCCGAACACGCCGGTCATCACGCCCATCACAACACTAACGAAAGCTGACTGAGATGCTGTTGGGTCTTCGAGGGACATAAACCATTCTGCACAACGCCAAGACATTACAGTGCTAGCCAACATCATAAAACGTGGCAGAACTTTCCATCTTAAGAACTGTTCTACTGTAATCATAAAGGTCTCCTTCACCACTGCGAGCTATTGTCATAAACATCACAGCAAAAAGAAAAATAACTACAAGGAGTACACCGAAGATGATCGCACACGCTTTAATCGTCTCTGCCATTTCTTGTTGCCGTCGGGCCGCTTCAATTTGTGCTTTCTTCTCAGCCTCCTTTTTTTGACGTACCGCTTCATTATGGTGGCTTAGTATGGTTTGCCAGGTGGATGGCTGGTTTGCTGGCATAGGCCATCTCATATTTATCATTGTGGCGATCTCTTGCATTTGCTCGTTTAACCGCTTCGCCTCTAATACAGCGTCAATTGAACTACGGATGCCTATGTCTGTGCCAACCCCGGCTTGCTTGTTTCGCTCCTCGTTTAGTTTCTGTTGTGCGGAGAAGAGGGTGCTTATCTGATCCCCGATTTCAGCCACCGATTGAACGTCATTTATTCTGGCTTTGATGAAAGAGATTGCGTTCGAGGCCGCAGTTACCGCAGCGATTGCCGTGGTAATTGGCTCCATCTATTTTTTGGCAGTCTTCTTCGGACGGCCCTTTTTCTTCACGGCAACCGTAGGCTCAACCTTCTTCTTTGCCTTGGGCCGCAGCTTTGGGTTTAAGTCATATAGTGTCGGCATCAAAAGTCTCCCTATTTTATGAAACCATTTGTTCAATATCTTGAAGATACCCTTTGACATTGTACACCTCAAGCATAAGGACTTTCGCCAAGGACATCAGTATCCCAAGCTGCTTTGAGGGCATCAATACTTGCAGCATTAGTAATCGCAGAAGCGGCTGGGGCATCTCGGAGATCAGTCTTCTTAGCCACTGAAGCTGCCTTTGCATCTGCGTTATCAGCTTCAAGAGCTTTCATGTACACGACATCCTCTGCCTCAAGCAGTGGGCCGCGAACCTCTCGGATTTTATCCTTAAAAATCTCTTTGGCCTTTGTCATATCTTCTGAAATAACCTTGCCAGATAATGTCCATGCACCTCTAAAGTGACGATCACTAGGCTTGCTGGTTAAGTCAGCAGCGTCAATCTGTTTACCATCTTTATCCACAATGTATGTTGTTGCCATCGGTGTCTCCTATGCAGCCAAATCTTCGGTTCCTAAATCGTCTGATATCTTCCAGGCATTACGCCATTCTCGTGTACCCGGAAGCTGTTCTTTACGGCATATAACCATCTTAGGTTTGTTGCCCTCATCCCAATTTCGCCACACATGCTGTGGGCAGTCTTTCATAATTAGGTATTCAATTGCTTGCTCTTCGGTCATCGCCTCAACAGGCTCAGTGTTATGGAGCAAATAACCCCTAGTGTGCTTCTTAAAGTCGGGCTGTGCCTCATCCTTGGCTAGTTCCCAGTATACCTGCACTGGCGGTAAGATGCCGCCCTGTAGCGCACAAGCCATCCAGTTTGGATCAGGTACAAGTATCTTAGCGCACTCGTCTATCTTGTCTTCATACACAACACGATAGTCAGACTGATGCGGCTCAAGGTTTTCCTTCGCCCAGCATAGTCTGTCAAATAGGTGTGTGCCTTGAAATTCTGGTGTTTGCATTATGCTAAGTCTCCTACTCCAGCATTATTTACATACTCATAATCAAAATCTCCAGTTGAACTAGATGATGAATAAGTCGCAGAAACTTCTAAGCTAGATGTTAAAACATCAGCCTCATTCATTGGCATACAGAGTTTAATAAAAGTACCATTGTGGTCTGTGCTTGATGACATAAGTCCAGTGTTCCAATAACCTTTAGCAGTACTAAAGTTGTTGGTAAAATTGTACTTGTAGTTTCCTTGACCTACATCGGTAATAGACCCAACATTAAAACTGTCATATGCTGAAGGTGTACCCTGTCCGTTGTGGGCAATCCAAAATTTCGCACTACCATTCACAACATACTGCGTATCAACTGACCCAGCGGTGCTGTGTTCTAGGGTATCTGCTTTTATCTTTCCTAGTGCCATTATGCGAGGTCTCCTGTCACCTGACTGCCAAGATACTCAGCATCAGCTAACGCACCCGCTTCAATTTCAGTGACTATTCTGTGTGCTGATGTTGTAATAAATGAACTGTCTTGCGGGTAACATATGGGAACTTGGCTTTGAATAGCACAACCCATAGTTAATCCATAATGCTCACTTGACATATTGTTAGAATAATTCATTGTTGCCTTTCCAGTCGCAGTGTCAGTTAAACTAGAAATATTTAATGAATCATCTACTGTTGTAACATCCACAGAACACCATACCTTCGCCAACCCCTGCTGCAAGTTAGTGGTCGTGCTATTACCTTCACCTGTGACTACAATAGACCCAGCAGTGCCTACGCCAGTGAGTTTGTCTGTTTTAATCTCACTCATGCTAGGTCTCCCATAATTTGAAAACACGACCTATTGTAATCTTGATAGCCAGAATTAGTAGAGTCTGTAATTGCAAATTTAGTTTGGCTTGCTGTAAAAGTATCAGCCGCATTTGCCGCTACATGTCCTCCTCTATCAGCCATTACAACACCAGCTACGCAATAATCATCATTATTCATGCTTGTAACACGTGTGATTGTAAAGCGTCCTGTTGAATCATCAGAAATAGAACTACAGTTAAAGCTATCATCCAAAGCCGTAGTACCTTGTGTTACATGACCCCAGCATTTAGCCGCATGTTGCTTCGTCAGCGTAGCCGCACCACCGCCTGTGCTTTGTATGGTATCTGCTTTTAATGTACTCATCTAAACCACCGTATATGTTTCGCCAGAGCCAACAGTAACCG